GGCTCGATCTCCAAGCCTCAACCCCACTCCGAGCAACTACGACTAGAGGCTTCCCTCAAACTACGAGCTGCAAGATGGTTTTTCACCAAGCAGGAATTCCGTAGCTTTGGTCGCAACCTAGCTTTGCTGGACATATCGATTCGATGAGGACTCTTCTAGCGCGGTTTAACGGATTACCCGTACACCGGACCTGCCCCGGCTTTGTTTCACGCTATCGTCATTGTCCCCTACCGCTCGCGATGAGACGAAAGAGATGATAGTTGCCTATCCTGTGGGCCAGGCCTCACAAGAAATGCCTCATCCTCGGCAGCGTCTTAGCATACCGGTCAGCAAATTCGGCTTCCACCAACCACTAAGAGCAAAGGCCTCCGGACACGAACACTCGATTCATGTGTTTCAGCCAATACCCCCTGCATCCAATTGGGACCCAAATCTCTTTAGGCCGCTTCTCAACCCTTGCCCTCTGCACCAGCCATTTCTTCACGTCCTTATCACGCAAGAGAGCTCTCCGCAGCCTGCGCCATAGGCAAGCCTTCGAAGTCCTACTCAAGCGCGCCCAACGCTTCAGATCTGGCGGCTGAATCGATCCCCGGACCCTTTCTTCTTTCAAGGGGTCCACCGTGGACATGACGCGCCAACTCTCGTTAACGCACCACACTCCGAAGAGGTACGAGTAGACAGAACGGCTGTCTTCCGCTACGATGCTGCTAGGGACCTTTGCCCAGGAGTCCGACACCTTGACCCCGTTCGCAACGCCTGATGACGGCGGCTTATCAAGGCTCGCCGGCAGACGTAGGAAGTGCGACTCTTGCCACAAAAGTGGAAGATCGTCCTTGACCACATCGTATCCTACTCGTATACCCAGGCCTCTATTGAGTGAGCAACCAACGCTCCGCACCACCTTGCGGTGATACCTCAAAAAGAACCTCCTCACAACCTTCTTCCGCCATGTACTCAGCCCTTTCGAGGCTTTGTACCACCTTGCTTCCAAGGCCGCCTCATCCCCGATGTCAAGAGGCGAGAAGATCGCCTTAGCCCTGACAACTGGAACAAGACTTGGCTTCCTTGCTTCATGCGCTCGGAAAAACGCACTATTCAACGAGAAGAAAGTCCCGTGGAATAAGGTCTTGCCTTTCGACAGGACAAGACCAGAAGCTCCGACAAGGTCTACCCAGCGACGTGCCTCTTCAGGTGTACACCGGAAAACAATGTCATCTCCGTTAATTCGGAAAGGAATATGTCGACGTATGGCAAATTTTAAGGCCAAGTAATTCGTCAAACACAGGAGAGGGAAGGAAAGCAAATTGCCCATCATCTGTCCGGCAATCTGCGGGTACTTGACTCCATCTACAAGAATGAAGCCACTCAACGAAGACACAGCAACCTTCCAGAGGCACTGTGGTAACGAAGACGTACTTTGCAGCACATCTAGGATGAACTCAGAGTGATGACGATTGAAGTTGTCGGTCGCCGCTTCATAGTCACCACTTACAAAAACCTCGCCGTCTTTTCGAACGAACTCCTTGAATGAGTTCACTGTAGCGTCCCCTCGCATGGCCACTCCTTTTCCGACAAGATGGTCATACAAGAGCTGGTGAAGAGGTCCAAGGACCCACTGACGACACGACGCAACGGTAACGATCCGCTGCTTGCCATCCATGTCTAGGACACGAACAACACGGTCTTCTGGGATATCCATGGCTCCGATTCGGCACGCTTCCTCAAACTCGACCCTTGAAAACAGGGACGCGAGCTCTCCACGCGCTCCACCTTTCTTCCGCGATCTCTCTGTGCAAGAGCTCGGGTTCGGACTCGTCATACTACAGTACTGCGGGTACCTGCTGTCCCAACCCCTAGGGAACAACTTCGGCAGCCAAGAGGCCACAAACTCGCAGAATTCTACGTTCAACTGCTGGTTTCTCCCCATCTTAGAGATATAGTCCGGAAGTGGGTCACTATCCGGACGGGAGGGCAAAACTTTGCGAGCAAGGAACATGCTACCTGCGAAGGAAACGTATTTCCTTGAGGCTGCTGCAGGCAAAGACTCAATACGAGATGTAAACTCCCGCTTGAGATTTTCGGGCTGGTCGCTCAAGGGTCGCAAATTCGGCACGTCAAACTCAGGATAAACCTTCGTCATCAACGCCTCAATGCCTCCCAGGACCTTTTGGAGCTCTCGCTCATACGAGGTAAGTTTTTCTTCCATCGACTCTTTTTTGTCTTTTATCCGCGCCGCGGAATGGTGGCCAACCATTCTGATGTGCTAACGGTGACGTTCCCCGAGCTTTCG